GTGAGTTTATCGCCTGGTTTAAGTCCAAGAAATTTTACTGCGCCGGGCCAGGCGCCATTACTTGTAAGCTGATATTTTCCAACAGCAAACAATCTATCTGGATGTCCTAGCGGTAAAGACATATATTTTTCAACTTCAGCGACAGTTAATTCTGTCAGTGGTTTTCCACCTCTCTGCGTATTATTAGTAGACCCTACAATATTTCCGCGTAAAGTTCCTCCATTACTACTATTGTAGCCGCCTTCGCCAGAAGCTATCATGCCTAGAAGTTTTTGTGTGCCAGAACCCGAAACTAAATTTGAACCGGCCGTTTTTTCTTTTCTTCTTGTCTTATCTACATATCCAGCTAAAAATGGATTGCTCTCTACAGCACGGAACTGAGACGCGGTGATCTTAGGCGGGCCTTTATCTTCAGGTGTACCTGAAACCTTATTGATGTCTGAATTGCTTACACCTGCATTTTTAGCTCTATTTAAATACTCTGCTTTCGAAAGATTTGGATCACTGCCAGCGCCAGACAATGCAGATTTAGCGGCATCAGCGTCTTTAGAAAAATAAGAAGGAAATAGGCTAGCTCTTTGGCTCGGAGTCAAAGAAGCATTAACTTGATCGGCAAAACTAGAATACATTAACGCCTTTCTATCTCTGAAAGGCATTGCCTGAATCGATTTATAGTCTATTGTAAGGTCTTTTGGATTTATTGCCATTTTACTTTCTCATTTGCCTTTGCAACATCATCTGTCTTTCTCTCGCTTTTTCGTTTTCTTCCTGAACGTGTGCCTTGAGCATATCCAAATACAAGTATCTTTCCCAAGGTAGCATGTTCTCTATATCGCTTAAAGAATAATGATGAAACTGCATCAAATTGAAATTGGTCTTGTAATAGTTGACCAACGTATCATGACCAAAAATTATAAAAAAAAACTATCAAAGTTGTTGTATCGGATCTTATGTTCAAATCCACATTTCTTACAAGTCTGTTCAACTCGACACTCAAATTCTGGAAAATTCTCAACGAAAGTTTTCAGCTTTTCTAACTGAACCTTTGTCAAGTTCTCTACAAATTCTTGAATTTCTTCTTTGCTTTTATCTTTTGTAGAATATATTTCGTCTTTATCAAAGATGTAGTCAATTGAAGCGCAAATGATGCGAATGACTTTATCCAGTTCAGTTTCATTGCTCATTATCGCTTTGATAACCGAATACTTTGGATATTTCATCTTTACACCAAAATCAGGCGAAAGCCTTATTTCTGGTGATATATTCTCATTTTTAACAACAGACGCCTTTGAAATATCGATATCAACAGTAAATATATTTCCACACTTTTGATCGTCTACAATATTATTGCATGTGAAATTTACTGGTATGGTTTCGCCGACAGACTTCGATCTTAGAGCAACTATCAAATAGTCTATATCAAAAAACGGAAGATTATCTACAGACACATCGTTATCGACTAGACAGTTATTGATTACTTGCTTTGTCGTTTCGATTATTTCGTTCGTATCTTTTGTCTGCGCTGCGATGAGAAGCAGCTTTTCTTCTTTAACAAGAAACGGCCTAATTCTTACAGATTTGCCATTTGAAGGCAAAGTCACTGTGTATATTGGCGTATTGATTTTAGGTAAACTCATAATGTACTAACCCTTTTTAATTATCTATTTGGACCTCTGACAGGTTGATTTTCAGGAGTCAAGAATGTTGGAAGCCAAGTACCTGAATTTACTGTACTTGATGCACCTTTGACTAGATCGTATGCTTCGAAGAATTTAGGATCTAGTGTCTCTCTGTGCCATCTTTTATATGTAAAGGCCACAGTTAGTCGGTTAAAGTTGTCTTCTGCCCAGTTTACAGGCATCGGATTGACAAGAATTGGCCAAGCTTCTTCAAATGTGAACTTATATTGGGCACTCACCTTCTTAGCAGGATCACGACTTTCTGCCGAAACTCTGTTAGGACGATCTGGATTATTTGTGCTTGAGGTTTCAACCTCGCTCATTTGAAATAAGTCTATGCTGCAAATATAGTCTTTGCGATAATTGAAATTGTAATTGTTTGAGGGATTGATAAGTTCCATCCAATCGTCAAACATCTGTCTTTCTAAGAATAGGTCTCTAACCAAGAAGGTTAGGTTCAAATCTTCATAAGTTGTCTGATAAGGCATCTTGAAGCTTGGACCGTAGTATCTAACATCAATATTCATAAAGCCGCGGCCTGGAAGCTCTGCTGCTTCGCAAAGATACGATAAGTCTCTTATGACAGTATTGTATACGCCTCTACGAACTATTTTACTAGGTAGAGAGTTTATTCTGACAACAAATCGATTGGCTTTAGATGGCCCACCATTTCTAGATACCGCTGATGTATATTCTTGTAGCCCTAAAAACTGTGGAGGATTTGTAAAAACTGTGCTTGCCATTTCTTAACTCTTTGATACAAACAACTGAACAGGTAAGTTTATAGCATTTACCCATTCATTTGCTGTGATTTCTATAAATTTGCTTCTAACATGACCATACAGATATCTCTTGATACAAGGGCGCATTAAACTGTTCAATTTTCTTGTACTAGAGAGTAGATCGTAAGACAGTCTCAATTTAGTGGTTTCATTATATTTGTTGTTAGTGGTGTAGTCCGTAAGTCTATCAAGCAAAAGCTGACGTTCGCCCGGAGCAAGATAGTGTAAATTTAGCCCTAAGAAACCATCAGAATATCTTTCAATTGGAAAAACTAATGGAAATCTATCGTAAACTGGTAACTTATCTTTGTGTTTTGGATCGTAGTAGAAGAAATACATTTTTCCGACGAAAGTTCTATCTCTAGCTCTCTCGTCATTGTTAACTATGTTTCTTCTGTAACCTGAGGCCGATTTAGCTTTGTTCATAAACCAGTCTACAGAGGTCTTTTCTTCTTTTCTAGCCATACCCTTATTTATTATTCTTTCCAAAGATTTCGTCTTCTGTCAATATCTTAAATTCCCAACCTCTATCTAAGCAGTATTCATTCGCTGCTTTCCATTTTGCTGAGTTTTTACCCCATTCGGTAACCTCTTTGATGTAAGTTTTTGTCACTCTGCTTTTCTTTTTGGGTTCTTTTGTTTGAGATTTCGGCTTGACCTCTATCATGTATGTTTTCTTAGACCCATCTTTAGTCAATACTCTAATAACAAAGTCTGGAAAGTATCTGTGGATTTTGTTGTCCAGAGGAGAAACATATGGTATAGCAATCTCTTCGCTTCTCCACTCTAAAACATTAGGGCTTTCATCAAATTTTACCATACATTTGCGTTCCCAAAGCGAACGATATATGATGTTCGTGGGGTCTCCCTTATATTTTTCTGGGTTTTTAGGGTTAAATCTGCCTTTGTAAGTTTGCATATAAATATATAGAAAACAAAAAGGAATAGTAAATGGCAACGCCAGGAACACAAGGTCGCCCATCAAATGAAGCCCATAATACTACTCGACAAGTAGATTCTGGCCCTGATAGCCAACAAAACGATGCTACAGCTGGAGACATTCCTGAAGACTATGGTCTTGGTCAATCAGACTATGACTTCTATTACAGAACGTTTCCAGAAGACTTAGGCGGGCAAAGCTATAATAGCCATTATATGGTCATAAACATCAATGTGCAAACGCAGTCTAAAATGAACAGCGTTGGCAATATAGGTTCAGGATTGAGAAGAATAGCTACAGCACTAAACAATGAACTCTCAAAGACAGATGCTCTCAGATACAGAATTGACAAAAATTTCTACAATCAAGCTGGCGAATCTTTAGGACAAGAACCTAATATCAATGTTAGTATAACAGATCCAGGATCAACAAATATAACCAGACCTCGCTATACACGACGAATAAAAGAGTCAATAGCACTGTATATGCCAAATGCTGAATTGACATTCAACGATACACACGACTTTGAAAATATCAGTTTGACTAAGTTTGGTGCTGCTATCGCCACTGGCGGCGTGCAAACTTTTGCCGCTCTCATAGGCGGTATTTTTGGTGGTGCAGCTGGAGCCGCTGCTGGTGCCGGCGGAGCTGGCGCTATTACAGATTCTTTAACTGGAGTAGGACAAGCAGCACAAATTTATGGTCGACCAATCAATCCTAAAGTAGAAGTTCTTTACGCTAACACAATGCAAAGAGAACACCGCTTTGACTTTATTTTCTCGCCTTCAAGCCAAAAAGAATCTGAGTCATTAAGACAAATCATAAGAACTCTGAGATATCATGCAGCACCTGAACTATCTACAGGCACAGGTTCTTTCTTCTGGATACCTCCTGCTGAATTTGACATAACATTCTTCCATAGAGGCGAAGAAAACACTAGAATACCTAGAATAAACACTTGCGCTCTAACACAGATCGATGTATCTTATTCTCCTAACGGAACTTGGTCAACTTTCCAAGATGGCTATCCAACACAAATCAGAATGCAGTTAGCTTTCCGTGAAACTGAGGTTACGCATAAGCTTCGCGTTCTACAAGGATTCTAATATGGCAGAGTTTTTCGATAAGTTTCCAAAAATCAAATATAATCTAGACACAAGAAGTAATCGTCTAAAAGAATATGATTTTCCAATGGAAATATTGGTCCGAATTGGATTTTATTCGGAGTTATTCAATAATGTCTTCTTGTATTATAACTATGTGATAAAAGATACAGACAAGCCTGAAATCTTAGCTGAGAAGTATTACAAGGATCCAGAAGCTCACTGGGTAATTTTGTTGACCAATAATATGTTAGATCCGTTTTATGATTGGCCATTAACAGAAAACAACTTTCAAAAATATATCATCGAAAAATACGGCACTCTAGAGAATGCAAAAACAACTATCGAAAGATATGAAAAAATAGTTAAAACGGTAGATAACACAACAAACACTGAAACTATAAGAAAATATGAAACCACTTTGCCTGAGTACAACTTCTTAACTGATACAGATCTTACTGGTATTCAAAAAACTTTACCAAACGGCAAAATAGTAACAATATATACTTATAGAAACAGAGTGTATGCATATGACCATGAGTTTGAACTTAACGAAAAGAAAAGAAACATCAAACTAATAAAATCTGAATACTATCCACTTATTAAGTCTGAGTTTGAAGAGTTGATGAGAAAAGCTAGAGGCGAAACCACAGTAGGCACAAACTTGAGAAAAAGACTGTAAAATATGGCCGAGAATGACACTAAGCAAGAACTATATCTAACACAATTAAAAACAACAATTGATATAGGAACTGTTGAACTTACAGAAATAAATGTGACAGAGGTAAATTTAACGGAGAGTCTGTTGACTCCTGGTCTACAAACTAATGTCGTTGTGCAAAATAAGCTTTCTAGCAATCAAGATATACCAAAACAAAAAAATCTCAATAACTTTTATGCAAAACCCATTAAGATCAATGTAAAAAGACCTATAATTGATTCTTATGCGGGAGGAAAAGATTATTCGGAGCTTGAAGTTTACCAAATTATATACAGATTGAGTAAGCGCAGAAGACTTAACTATGACGTTGAAACTTTTGAATTAGACGCCTGTGATCCGTCTTTGATAAAAGACGCTAAAACTTTCTTGAGCAAATCTTGGCCATGCTCAACATCAAGTCAAGTGGTTAGTGATATACTAAGGGGATGTATCGGTGCTCCAGAAGTAGATATTGAATCTTCTAATCCAGCTAGAGAATATGTTGCTACTAACATTCATCCGTTTCAAGCGATATATCAAAATTCTGAGGTAGCACTCTCTTCTCAGCAAGATCCATCTTTCGTTCATTTTATGACATATCGCAACGGCGGCACACATCACTTTAGATCACTTACATCATTGGCAAGTCAAAGTGAAGTTTGGCGTTTTGTATATTCTGATAAAGGCTCAGCAGACGCCAGCTATGCAAATCCATTTCATATAATGAAGTATGATTTTCCCTGTGATTTCGACTTACTGTCTGACGTTCTAAATGGTTACGACGAAAACGGTAATGACATTACAGTAATGTCATCGATAAATCCTTTGACAGGAACATTTGGAATGTTTGGTCAGGCCACAGATTGCGGTAATACTCCTTATATGGTTTCAAGTATAACAGGCACAGAAAGCGATCAGGGTGTTTGTAATCCAAACATTGAAAAGTATCTCATCAAACGTAAGCCTAGAATGGCTTTGCTAGATCAAGATAAGATTGCATTGAAACTGACAGTTCCTTTTAGCCCATTTTTACATGCAAGTGATGTAATTGATGTGGCTATTCCAGATAAAGGTCCGTTAAAGGGCGAATTATACGGCAGTGGAAAATATTTAATATCAAGTATGACACATAACATTAAAGCTGGTGGTTTAGGTATCACCACATTAGAGTGTGTGTCAAACACAGTAGCAGCGGGTAAAGTATAACATGTTAGGCAAAGGATATTTTAATCATAATGCATTTCCGGATGAAGGTTTAACAGAACCAGGTCACATTGTCGATCACAAAGAACTTCCTTCTGGTCAAATTCTTTATAAAGTGAGAATACCGAGAAAGCACGGACAGAATGTTTCTGATGATCATCTTGCTTGGATTGCAGCAGAAAATTCTATTTTTGGAGCTATGACTTCTGTAGCTGCGCTCGACAAAGGAACTTTGGTATCTGTAAGACAAAATCCAGGTGAAGGCGGCACAAGTAGAGGAACGATTGTATCGGTAAATAACAACCGAGAAAGTAAAAATCCTCAACTCTCAGGATCATCAAGTTTACCGGGTGTTAACGATAACGTATCAAAATACAAAGGTGAAGAAAGAGCAAAGCCGGTAAATCTTCCTCCTGATGTGCAAGAGAGTGGTGATCCAGTTGTAGCTAAAGTAATAGAAAAGGGCCCATGGAGTTTAGCTAAAGCAGATGGTCTACTAAACAGTTTGACGGCTTCACCGATATTTGGTTCAAAAGTTCCTCAAGTTCAGAATATTTCTACTGCCATAGATCAGGCAGAAGCTATATTATCAAGTGCAATGATGGGTTCTTTGCCGGGGCTAAACTTCTCAATCGGTAATCTTTTGAGTTCTATGCCGGCTCAGTTGAAAGACGAACTCTTTAAGTCTCTGCCAGATGGTGTTGGAGAACAGTTAGAAAATGTGATGAGTTTAGTTAGAAGTTATACTCCATCTTCTGGCGGCGGCGGTTCTGCTGGTAAAATGGTCAACCCAGAAGTATTTTTCTCTAATGCAGTTAATATATTGAAGTCGGCAAAAAATTCAGATGATATTATTAAGGCCTTACAGCAACTT